AATCATCTCAGAAGCATTGGAGTGGAAGTAATGGCAACATATCCTGTTAGGCATAAGGAGACTGGTGAAACCAAAGAGGTGAAGATGAGTATTCACGATTGGGATCAATGGAAGATTGACAACCCAGATTGGGAGCGTTACTTCAACGCTCAGAATTCTCCAGGTTTGGGTGTTGAGGTCAGTGATTGGCAGTCCCGACTGATCAAGCAACGACCAGAGTGGAATGAAGTTCTTGACAAAGCATCCAAGGCACCTGGATCTACTGTCAAAAAACTCTGACGTAATAATAAATAGTTAAACAGTCCGTTATCCCCCCCAATCAAACCCTATGGCAAGAAAGAGAAGAACTGAACTGCAACCTATCGGTGTTGGAATGACTGCTAAGCAGATGAAAAGAAGGAAACCGATTAATACAGAGTTCTTGCTTGATATCGAACCACTTACAGATAACCAAGCGACTCTATTTGATTCTTTTAGTGCTGATAAAAACCTGGTTGCGTATGGTGCAGCAGGTACTGGTAAAACATTTATCACATTCTACAATGCACTGAAAGATGTTCTCGATGAGAACACACCCTATGAAAAGATCTACATTGTTCGTTCTTTAGTTGCCACTCGGGAGATTGGATTCCTCCCTGGAACTCACGAAGATAAAGCAGACATTTATCAGATTCCGTATAAGAACATGGTTAAGTACATGTTCCAGATGGCAAATGATGCAGACTTTGAGATGCTGTATGGTAATCTTAAAACTCAAGGCACAGTAAGTTTTTGGTCTACTTCATTCCTTCGTGGAACTACACTGGATAAAGCAATTATTATTGTTGATGAATTCCAAAACTTGAATTTCCACGAACTTGATAGTATAATTACTAGAGCAGGTGAAAATACAAAAATTTGTTTCTGTGGTGATGCATCTCAAACTGATTTGCAAAAAACCAATGAGAGAAATGGAATTGTAGATTTTATGAAGATCCTTAGGGTTATGCCCTCGTTTGATGTTATTGAGTTCGGTCTTGAGGACATCGTTCGTTCTGGTCTCTGTAAAGAATACCTCATTGCAAAACACGAATTAGGTTATTGATGTTTAATCATGTTGATTTGAATCTACCCCATCTGAGTCGTGAGAACATCGATGGGGTACGTTATTATTCTGTACCTCTTGAAGAAGAACTAATTAAATTAGTCTCGATTACTTCTGTAACTAGTCATAAGAATCGACAGATTTTTATTAACTGGAGGAAGAGGGTCGGTGAGGCACAAGCAGATAAAATTACAAGGCAGTCCACAAGTCGTGGAACTGACATGCACACTCTCACCGAGTGCTACTTAAAAAATGAAGATCTTCCTACAGTACAACCTCTGTCAGACTACCTATTTAAAATTGCTAAACCAGAATTAAATAGGATTGATAATATTCATGCTCTAGAAAGTTCTCTATATAGTAAGGTTCTAGGTGTTGCTGGAACTGTAGATTGCATTGCCGAATTTGATGGGGAATTGGCAATCATAGACTTTAAGACATCGAAGAAACCCAAACCAGTAGATTGGATTGAGCATTATTTTGTTCAATGTATGGCATATGGTTGTATGCTGTATGAATTGACTGGTATATCTGTAAAAAAACTTGTCATTATTATGGCATGTGAGAATGGAGAATGTGTTGTTTATGAAGAGCGCGACAAAACAAAATACATCAAGTTACTCCAAGAGTACATTAGAGATTTTCTTAACTACAAACTGGAGACATATGCCCAGTAAAATCGAAGATGAATTTGAGAAGGCGTTAGAAAAAAAATTCTTTTGTCCTGCCAAATTCGCTCAGGAAATTGAGTTCCTGGTGAGGGACAATAAAGACATGAATTATATTGATGCAATCATTTATTTCTGTGAATGCAATTCGATAGATTTAGAGTCGGTTCCTAAACTTATATCTAAACCTTTAAAGGAGAAGATTAAGTATGATGCCATGGAGTTGAACTTCCTTAAGCGAACCTCCAGAGCGAAATTGATCTTTTAATTCAGAAAAAGTCGGAAAATTTATCGCGGGGAAAATTTCGTGAAAACCCTTTTTGTTAAAATGACTCCCTTTGACGTGTATAAAACTTATCTGGGATTGAAGAATCACTTCACAAAAGATAAATACGACTACCACAGATATAATGGCAAGACTCGTGCCTCTCTACAGTCCTTCTATAAGAGGAAGGATCGTTATTGGTTTGAGAAGATGAGTCGTCAAAAGAACGACCAAGAGGTCGTTAATTTTTTTGTGTCAAATTTTGTTGAATCCACAGATGCTAGTGCCATGTGGATTGGGCAACTCATCCGTGAGGGGGAATCTACATATAATTCCTGGAAGAAGCGCAATGAGTCGTTGAGTTATATCTTTAAAAATGAGTCTACTGACTTGTTTAGTGAATATGAAGTTGAGGATGTTTTTGACTGCAAGTCTGGTCACCCACCCCTTCTCAAAAAACATCTAAGTGGTGATATTTGTATTGAGACGTTGGTTATCTATAATCGCATATTTCAGTTTAGTAAGGATTTTGACAAAAAACTGCAAGATCCTATTTGGGAGCAAGTATCTAAAAATATTAAGAAGTACGATTCGTTCCTAAATATCGATATATTCAAATTTCGTAAGATTTTAAAGGACTGTGTTTTATGACATTTTTTGACTCAGATGTGGTGCGGGCAGAAATTGTCCATATTAACGATCTCCAAGAAAAACTGTATAAAAACATGTTCAGTTTTTATCAGATGAATAAGGAAGATAAGTTGGCACATGTTGATCTTCTGTCACAACTGATTGACAAGCAAAAAGTCCTTTATGCCAGATTATCGTTATCTGATGATCCAGAGGCACAGAAGATGAAATCAAATATTGTCAAGTCTGCCGCCATGCTTGGTATGCCAGAAAATGCTGACATGAACATGATCTTCAGTAACATGGAGAAGTTGGTGGGTCACATGAAGGAGCAGGTAGAAGAAAAAGAAGTTTGACAACCACGGGCACTTGCACTATTATAGGTCCGTACTCGCCGCAAGTGCCCTATGGGTACACACAAGCCGAATACAAACAAATCCGAGGTAATCTAATGTCTTTCGCAAATCTTAAGAAACAGTCCTCTCTTGGTTCTTTGACTCAAAAACTGGTCAAAGAAGTTGAGAAGATGAATAGCAATTCCAGCGGCGGTGATGATCGTCTTTGGAAGCCCGAAATGGATAAAACGGGCAACGGTTATGCCGTTATTCGATTCCTCCCCGCTCCTGATGGAGAAGATCTTCCCTGGGTGAAGATGTACTCTCATGGATTCCAAGGTCCTGGCGGTTGGTATATTGAGAACTCTCTGACTACTCTTGGTCAGAAAGATCCTGTGTCCGAATATAATCGTCAACTCTGGAATAGTGGGACTGACAAGAACAAAGAGATTGTACGCAAACAAAAGCGTAAACTGTCTTATTACAGCAATATCTATGTTGTAAAAGACCCTGCTAATCCTCATAATGAGGGACAAGTCTTCCTCTTCAAATTTGGTAAGAAGATCTTTGATAAGATCATGGCAGCAATGCAACCTGAATTTGAAGATGAAACTCCTATCAACCCCTTTGACTTCTGGCAAGGTGCAAACTTTAAACTGAAGATTCGTAAGGTTGATGGATATTGGAATTATGATAAGTCCGAGTTTGATTCTCCTGGCGCACTGCTAGATGATGATGACGCACTTGAAGCACTCTGGAAGAAAGAGTATTCCTTGAATGCTCTGGTTGCTCAAGACCAGTTCAAGACGTATGAAGAACTTCAGACACGTCTTGACTATGTTCTTGGTCGCAAAGGAACTCCTCGTCTTCAAGATGAAGAAGTTCAAGATGAAGACAACATGCGTGGCAACTTTACTCCAAGTTTTGGTGGTCGCCAACAAGAGTCTGAACTCCCTAAAGAACTGAAGCAAGAACTTAACAATCTTTCTTCAGATAGTGGATTCAATTCTCCTGATATTATGGCAAAGAGTTCTTCTGATTCTACTGAGGAAGAAGATGATGCTCTTAGTTACTTCCAAAAACTCGCTGAGAGTTAATCATACAATCTAGGGTTATCCCCTCTCTTAAGGTTCTGAGACACATATTGCTCAGAACCTTTTTTGTATGGCATGATATCATCGAGATCATTAAAGAGTATACCGAGATATTCTGGTCTTAGGACAAAGATATTTCTCTTCTCATTCTCTAGTTTCTCTTCGTGTTGATAGTTCGTTATTGCTGTTGCTGCTAATTTACCAGGGATTTCAACTAAGTCGTTCTTTTTATCGTCATAATAAACTGTTCCATAACTTAATCTCTTTCTCCAGTTATAACCATCAAATTTCCATTCTTGACCAAAACTTTCATAAACTTCATCCACCTGTGGCGTGTATAGTGGTCCTGGTTTACTGAAGAATAGTTGTGGTACAGCATTATATCCTCTTCCTGGATTGAGGAGTTTCAATTCAACTATCTTGCCACCTTCTGGTTTAACAAATGCTTCGGCGGTAATTGGTGGAAGAGGTGCCTCAATAATTGCGGTTGGGTTGGATCTATAGTTGTATCCTCTATCCTGCATGATAATGTCTTTTACCTGACCATTTTGAATGGTCACATATCCCTTTGCTGTTCTATGTGGAATTGGTGGTTGAATTTGGATAGTTGGTAATGGTGCGGTTGTGTAACCAGAACCTGCTTTGGTTACATTGATGTTAACAATAGTTTCTGCTCTTGTACCAATTCCAACTTCTGCGGTAGCAGTGGCGGTTACGTCGGTGTCATAAGTGTAGATTTTGCGATTGATTGCACCACCGATAAAGAATAATGTCTCAAATGGGTTTGTATAGACATCTAATGGTGTTGAGTCTCCACTATCATTTTGAACATTCAAAGTACCTAATAGAGTCAGTCCGCTAATATCCCAAGCATTTGTTAAAGTAATGACAAACACTGAGTTGTTGTCTGTACCAGAGACATATAATTTTGTACCATCATCTTTGAATGAGAACCCTCGTATTGAAGACTCATTTGGTTGACAGATTGTCGAAACATTTGCTGTTTGAACTGGTAGTGGGAACATTGAAGTAATATCCCAGTTCACAGTACATTGATACTTTTTGATACTGTCTGGATCTGCAGTGTCAAGAATGTAGATGTGTTCTCCAGTATCCTGTATTCTCATACCTGCCATTGCTGGCATAGATACGCTTCCATTCAAGGACGCAGTAGAGATGTCCCAAGCAGTTGATAAGTCGTATTGTGCCAGTTTATTACCAGAGTTTGTAAGACCACTGACGTACATTCTTGTACCATCTGGTTTGAATTCTATACCAGTGCAGTATTGGAAATTCAGAGAATTAATGTTAAGAGTTAATGATTGTACGAGAGTACCCGTTGACATATCATGACTTGTTGATAGCGCATACTCTTGAATAACACCATTGGTGAATGAGTTTGCACCATGACAGGTAAATAACTTTCTTCCGAGAGGGTCTAAGAACAATCCTTCAAATCCACTCTCGACTGTGAATGGTGAAGCAGATACGAAGATTGCACTCTCGATAATGTTTGGTGGAGGTGGGAAGGTTACGATTGGTGTGAATGTATATCCATCGCCAGCAGATGTTATGCCAACACTAGTAATAGAACCACCTGCACCTATAGTTGCTTCTAATTCTGCGGTTACTGTTGGTTTGGGGTCACTGAAGGTGATTTGTGGTTGGAATGTGTAACCAGTTCCTGCATCAATGACGGTTATTGCTCCAACTTCTTTATCATCTGGTGGGGTATTCAATGCAACACTAACAGTTGCTATTCTTGGTGTTGGTGGGGGTGCAATAGATACCTCAGCAAAATTGGTATATCCAGATCCAGGATTGGTAATTGTTAATTTTGTAATTTCTCCAGATACTGAATTATATTCTGCAGTTCCTTCTGCAAAGTCACCAGGAATCTCTGATGGGAGGATTACACTGGTGTCCATCTCAATTTCATATTCTGGTGCTTTGAAGAATCCTTCATTTACTTCTACACCACTCTCTACGATAGTATATCCATCTTCAGATTTACGTTCAACAGTTTCATAATGATGTATTCCAGAGTATAGAGATTCATAACTACCATACTTCTCTAGCAAGTGATTATTGAATGCTAATTGAGACTTTGGCCACTCTTCATAAACATTTTGTATGTTGTTAGATAATAATACTACCCAATCTAAGGTTGAATCACCATATATTTTTTCTGCTACTTGATCTGGACGCTCATCGCCCATAATTTGATATTTTTCAAAATAGCTGATATTTTGGAATAAATCCTCACGAATCTTTGCCCGCTTGAATAAGTTCTTAACGACGGTATAATCGTTAAGAGAATTCTTTTCTATATCTTTTGATATGTAAGCGAGAAATGGTACGTGACTGAAATAATTTGCCATTTTTTAGTAACCGATTGGATGATTCTTTGCGTTTCCTTCTTCGTAATCTGTGGAGTAAAGTGGGAGAAGTTCCATGAAGGTCAAATTGATTGAATATGAGAACATGGTTCCCTTCTCACCAACCGTCATGTATGATCCATCTGGAGTGTAATCAACATTAAAACTTTGAAGACCACAATCCTTAATCATGTTTATACCAGGATGTTTCTCAGCGGATTTATGTATATATTCCAGACGGAATACATTAGGTGCCTTCAAGAATAATTGACTCTTTGTTTTTTTAGCTGCCATATTGACCTTGAAGAATCTGATGATCTGTTTGATCACATCTGCTTCAGGTTCGTTTCTGGCAGTTAGTTTGAAGGTAAATGAGAATGATCTCAGTTGTGGACCTTGGAATAAAAGTTCTGTGTTGGGATTAAAGATCGCTCTAGATTCTCTGGGAAGTATATTGGTTCCGATGATAGAGTTTGTAATCATAGCGGAAATTGCTTTCTTTGTTGCTCCGCTATTGTCAGATATATTATTGAGTGCTTTTGATACTTCATTTTTTAGACCTTCACCACCTCCTTCAATCGCTCCCATTGCTACGCCAGCTTGCATGATCTGACCAGCATTCAGGGATTCTTCGTTCCAACCAACAGAGTTTGTGTCAGATAAAGTACCTTGAAGTGGTAAATAGACAGACTTGCCAATTACAGTATTCTCTGTATACTGGACAGCAAATGAAGCGTTACTAACCTTTGCTGGTTTATATTCTAATGCTGAGAACTTTATATAATCAGATTCTAATTTTGCAGAATTTAGTGGGTAATATAGATCTGATTTAAGGGAGGCACTGGAAGCAGATAAACCTTGAATATCTCCAGCTTGAAGAGATGAACTCAAATCTGTAGATCTATTTGTTCCATCATCACCGTCTTGTCCACCATTTGCGGGATTATTTGGATTTTGTCCAGATTGCTCATCTGGTGAGTCTCCTCTGAATGCTGCCTTTTCTACAGCAGTTGGGGGAGTTCCTCCATTTTGCTGGGTTTTTCCATTGTCCCAGGTATAATTTCTAGTATTATCTAATGAACTTTGAGTTCGTTCATTATTGACTAGACTATTTAATATTGCTGGATCTAAATTATCTTTATTTTGCGCCCATTCTGTTGGTTCATATGTACCATCAGCATTTCTAGATGCTATTTTTTTATCTGGATCTAGTTGTTGCCTTTGACCTAAGAGATTGTATTCTTGTAAGTAAACATCAGTTTTGCCTGATGTTGGATTAACAACAGTAACATAATTTACAGATTCTGTTCTTCCACGACGTGCGTTTCCAACAGCGCCTGGTGGGGGCGGTACATATCCTGTTAGTTTTGCTGGAGGTGATACAAAGACCTGCTCACCACCACCTTCAATGGTATTTTGAGTTATACTTCCAGTCTTGAAGAATGTACCTTTGCTACTTATGCGTGCGTTTTCTGCCATGTTTATCG